ATCTTGATTTGAGAGCAAACACACTCAAGAAGAATTTCCTTCAGAAGATAAAGACTGAATAAATGATTGATGCTTTTTAGAGCGTTCATGTCTTGCTTTATGTGGTATACAAACAGTTGTCCCACATTCACATGTAATTTTTTGTTTTTTATATTCTGTAATTTGCTCTTTGTGTTCTTCTTGATATTTTTGTTGATATTCTAAAATATGGTCTCTATGTTCAACAGCATATTTTTTTGATAATTTTTTAATATGCTCTTTTTTTTTTTCATAATATTGTTGACTCTTTTTTTTATATAAATTTGTATTTTCTTCATAATGCTCTTTTTTTGTTCTGCCAGCAATATTTTTGTTCACGCAATCCATTTCACGTTGATATTTTCCTTCTTTCCTATCTAAATCATTTCTGCTTAAAAATTCACCTTCAAACAATACTTCAATATAGGCATCTTCATATTGAACTATTTCAAATGAAGTCATATAATCATAATTTTTATTCAAATATTTTTTATAAGCTTTGCGATGGTCAGTCATACGTTGAGAAAGTGTTTGAATTGTTGAACCAATGTAAATATCAGTTGTTTGTTGAGAACGAATACAATAAACTCGTCCATACACCATTGCTTACGGATTCTTACGGTCATTTAAATCAATTTTAAAGTTTGAACTTACGTTTTAGAGTGATGTCGTTATCCTCTGGACTTTTAAACGCCAAGATAAATTCTTCATACATCTTCATTGGGTCGCCTCCACGATTCATGGAAATCAAAAAGGCAAGACAGTACCAACCACACGCAGTCGAGTTCATTTTTTGCAAATCGACTTCGCTGTAAATGTAATCGTACTTTGACAAAACCGTAGGAGCAACAATTCCAAAGCTATCGAAATAATATAGCGTATCTAGTTTTATGAGAGCAGTCCAATGAGAGCGACCATTTAAATTGATGATACAACTCTCACCTACTTTTAGTTTGGGAACTGAATCACGTATGAAGCATCCTTTGAAGTTTGGAATTTTCAACTGAAGTACAAGACTATCGATATCTGTATCCGTCAGTTCATTGCTTAGATTTCCAGCTTTCATCTGTTTAATCAACCCTCCTTTCAAAACGACATCGGCATATCCTCCAAGATCTGTAACAGAACGTGCGAAATTGGAAAGCCAATCTTTGTTTTTGAATATCATAGAAGTATCCTGTTTGACAAAATCATGACCCTCAGAAATACCGTTTGCTTTTAATGTCGAAAGAATGAAGTCTTGGCAGTTGTTCGAACTAGGGTGATATGGAATAAATAGGTTACCCATATAAGCCTTTGTTTTTGCCACATACTCCTTAATCGTATAGTGGGGAACATTGGAAATCTGAATCGATTCATACATTTTAGGGATTGTAGTACTCATGTTAATTCTGGCATTTTTTTCCATCAATACCTGACCTTTATTGGTGTTAAAAACTAAAAAAAGATGAAAGAGATTATCATAGGGTACAGTACTGACCGTTTTGAGAATGCCTTGAATAGCACTTTGTACAGGGTTGCGTCCAATTGTAATGGAATCAACCACAGCATCATTCTTACGTTCTAAAATAGCCTTTACATTGGTAGGCAAACCTGCTTCTTCTAGATTAAATTGTTTTGCATAATGTATCATCTGCCCAATCCCTTTGCCTTGATTTCTACGTTTGCTCATATATAATAATATGATAAAAAAATTATCATATTGTTAATGTTGTAAAAATATCAAATCAAATTGTCACATCAATATCCCGCTGCCATTAATGCTTTACCCTTGAGTTTGCGGTGCTTTTTAAGACCAAACCCCATTTGAGCCAAGGGGGATGTAGTATCGTAGTAAACACGTCCTGCTTTCCCTGCCGTGTCAATCGCATCACGCAAAGTTGCATTAGCAAACTGTTCCCATTTGCCTGCCTTCTTAATTCGTGAAACACCAGTACCACGTGTAGTCATTTCACTAGAAGCACGGTCTCCACCTGATGTAATAAGTTGTGCTGTAGTATTTGCTGCCGTTTGCTTGAGCATATCACCAACCGCACCCATTCCAGACAATTTACCAATTGCTTTATCTCCTAAAGCAACCGCAATACGCTTTAGTTGTGCCTTGGTAGTTTTCTTAAGATTGCCTCCTTGTGCTTTAGTTGAGGGAACTCCCATATCTTGTTTTGAAAGTCCCATCACTCCTTTAGCATACATTGGTCCAGTGTCTGACCGAGGACTTGCCCACGCAGGACCAGATCCTTTCATACTACGATAAGAAGACGATGCTCCCTTAAGAGCGTCCTTGTACGAACAACCGTGCTGAGCTTGGAATCGTTTAACGTGTGCAATCCATTCCGACATATATATACCATGAGATAATATTTTTTCCATATGGAAATTCCTAAAGAATCAAATCTTATTTATTTTACGTAAATGTTTCATGTGCGTTTGTGCTTCGTAGAGCGTTACCATCTTTTTCTGAACCATTTCCTTCAAAAGTTTTCTCGCATCACGCATTAAGGCTGGATTATTATTTCCTGCTTGAATTTCACCGTCGATGATAGCAAATTCGTCTTTGATATTTCTTACATGTTCGGATTTAAATCCACTTCCCGTTACTAAATATCTATTAAAATATTGAAGCAATACTTCTTCTGATTTGGGTTGTCCATTCGAATTTACTGGAGCACCGCCACTTGGTCCAGTCATTTGATTGTCCTCTAAATATTGAGCCATTCGACTTTGTCCAAGTGCTTTAAAATCTTCAACCGATATAAGCTTAATTCTTGGGGGTAAAAGTCCAGCAGTTGCTACTGCATCATAATTTTTTTGACGAGCCCTGCTACTTGTATCAACAGGAAGTCCATTCCTGTCTAAAATATTTTTCAACTCTTGATTTGCCATTTGTGACAAAGGTCTTCCTTTTTTGCCACCTGCTTCTTGAAATTGTTGCTCTACAGATTTAGAACGTTGTGTCAATGGAGAAGGACGAGAAGCTTGTAGTTCATATAGTCTTTTCAATTCTGCCTCATAAACTGCTTTTCCACTTTCTGTAGGATATAAACCCACTTCATCAGGAATTTTAGGTCTTGTAGGTTGTTGGGATGGAGTTGGTACTCGTGACCTAGGTGATGGACCAAAGTCAGACAACTTTTGAGGCAAATCTGCTAAAGACGTGTATCGTGATTTTTTTGGAGCACTCGGTGCTGGTTTTGGAACATTGACTAAAGATTCGTATTCAGATAGGTAAGGAGCAGGAGCAGGGGTATATTTTGCTTTGTAGAGATCAAGTTTTGGAGCAGTTGTTGGTGTGTAGGAGAGAATAGTAGTAGGAGCAGTTGGAACAGTGGTAGGAGTAGAACGAGCAGGAGGAGGAGGTCTTACAGTAGGATCTGCTGGGCGAACAAAGGGTTTCATGCTGTAGTTGTACATGAGTTGAGCAATATTGTCGGTGTTTTCCACACGTTTGACATCTCCAAATGTATCAACAAGAAGTTTTTTCACAGAAGGCCAACTATCTTTAATGACTTGAAGTTTTTCGTGTCCTCCTGCTTGAACAATCGTGTTTAACACCGCTTCTGCCTTGTAGGGTGGCATAAGTTCAGCCATACGGTCTTTCATGGTATTGTACAAAAAGAGTTTTGCCTGTGCTTCAACTTGTGCAGGGTCAACAGTCTGTTGAGCAGTATCAAGAAGACGCTGTGCATAATCTTCATCACTTTCTCCCTCTTGCTGAGCAACTTCCAACCCAGTGTTTCGAGATTTGAGTTCGTCTTCATAAGAAGCAAGACTTTTTTGATTTTCTTTTGTGATTTGAGTGACTTGAGTATCGTGTGCCAATTTCAACTCTTCATACATGTCATAGTCTTTTCGAAGACTTGCCATAGTTGCTTCATTCGCATCAGAGGCTTCTTCAAGTTGTCCTAAAAGGTCGTCATAATTATCCATCGCCTTGTAGTATTCCTCTCTTGTCATGCGACTATCATTATATAAGTCACGAGTTCTATTCAACGCAGTAGTAATAATAACTCGTCGTCTTTCAATATCGGCACGAGTCTTCAGTTCGGAATTGAACATGGTTTCAATGGCACGTTTATACTCTGCTTCACTTGGAAAAGGAGGGGGTACATCTTTCAAGGTAATGTTTACATTGGGCGGACGAAACTTGTAGAACGTACCGTTGATTTCAACAGGTTTAGAA